GATTCGTTTTTGGCGTGCGCTGGTCACAGCCATTCGGTCGGTGTTCGGTCGGAGCTCGGTTGGTGAAGGGTTGGCGTTGGGTTGGAGCTCCGACCGAAATTTTCCGGTAAGTTGATTTTCCTACAAAAATTAATTTCTGGCACCGACCATTCATGCCACGATCTCCAACCCAAGGGTTTGGCAAGTTGCTCTCATCAACTCGATGAGGACCGCCATGGATCAAGACCAAACCCTACTGAGCACGAAGCTCTTGTCCCGGCGCTGGAATATTGCGCCGCGCACACTGGAACGCTGGCGCGCCGAGGGCCGGGGGCCACAGTTCATGCGAATTGGTCGGCACGTGCGCTATCGCCAGACAGATATCCAAGCTTTTGAGGCAAGGCATATTGAGGCTGGGGACTCTGAACAGCCCCTGACTGTCATCCGGTGCGCCGCATGAGTGCCCGCCTTTCAGTCACGCAAGCAGCAGTGTCGGAAATCACGCTGATGGCTTGGGTCGATGTGGCCGAGCCCGGGGCACGTCTCGTTTATCACCGCGGCTTTCTAGTGGTCGACACGACACCCAATGTCTCGATGCTTGGAAAACCCGCGCTTGAAGATCTGCGCGCCACCGCCAACGCAGCGTACCGGCTTTCCGAACTTGGCCGCATCCACCTCGTGCAGGAACGCCTTGGGTCAGATCGGTTTGCCTATCTCGCCATCGCCCGCCCGCAAAAGGTCGCTGTTCGAACTGCCGCTGTGAAGCAGCTCGCCGTGGCCGCCTGATCCCTCCACCCAGAAAGGAACCCCCATGACTTATCCAGAAAACACCCCGAGCGTGGATGACATGCTCAACATGCCGACCGGCGAACTGGCGCAGATGCCGGTCGAATTGCTGGCAGCGCTACAAGGCGAACTTGATCACGCCAGCAGACAGTTGAAGGCCGCCACTGCGCGGTTCAGCACCGCTCTTGAAGTGCGCTACGCCACCCGCGCCACTGAGGCGCGCCGGGCCTGTGGCAAGGATACGGGCACCGTTCGCCTCGCAGATGGTAATTACACCATCGTGGCCGATCTGCCGAAACGCGTCGACTGGGACCAGGAAAAGTTGGCGCAGATTGCAGCCAACATCGCGGGTAGTGGCGAAGATCCGGCCGAGTTCATCGACACCAAGTTGACCGTCTCGGAGCGCAAATACGGCGCGCTGCCTGAGGCTTGGCGCAAGGGGTTCGAGCCCGCCCGCACCGTTGGTTTCGGCAAAGCCAGCTTCAAGCTTGAGCCCGTAAACACGCCCTGAATACGGCGGCGGGGACGCCCTGACCGCAAGGCTGGGCAGGCTCCCCTTCGGCGCCCGGTCACCCCCCGCCGCTGTTGATCCCTGAACCATAACAAGGAGAGTGCCATGTCATTGCGCATTATCACTGCGGACGAACGATTGTCCGCTTCAGAAAACAAGACCTCGCTGGCGGTGTTCGGCCCCCCCGGCGTCGGCAAGACCACGCTGATCAAGACGCTGCCCGCGGACAAGGCGGTGTGCTTCGATCTCGAGGCTGGCATGAAATCCGTGCAGGACTGGCACGGGCCAAGCATCCCGATCCGCAGCTTTCCCGATTTTCGGGATCTCGTGATCCTGATCGGTGGCCCGGACCCGGCACAACACCCGGGCAGCTATTACGGGGTCGAATACCATGCCCATGTGCAACGTGAATATGCCGAAAGTGGGCTGGAAGTCTTTCTGAAGGACCGTTCCATCATCTTCGTGGACAGCATCACTGATCTGACGCGACAGGCCATGGCTTATGCCAAGCAGCAGCCTGAGGCCTTCTCGGATCGCACTGGCAAACCGGATGTGCGCGGTGCTTACGGGCTTCTGGGCCGCGAGGTCATTCAGGCGCTGAAGCATCTGCAGCATGCCCGCGGCAAAACTGTGATCTTCGTGGGCGTTCTGGAAAAAATCATCGACGAATTTGGGACGTCTTCATGGGTGCCGCAGATGGAGGGCACCAAAGCGGGCCGCGAACTGCCAGGCATTGTCGACCAAGTTCTCTCCATGCAACTTTTTAGCAAGGATGCCGAAGGGGCCTGGACGCTGGACGAGAAATCTACCAACCGCCGCCTTGTCTGCCAATCCGGCAACCCTTGGGGACTGCCCGCGAAAGATCGCTCCGGCCGTCTCGATATGACCGAACCGCCAGACCTCGCAGCCCTGCTGGCCAAGATCGACGGTCGTTCTGCACCGATCCTCCCAATCACCCCCAACACTACCTCTGTCTGAACAGGAAAGGACATATCCCATGAATTTTGATCTCAACGACGCTGGTCCGCAAATGGCTCCGATGGGTGAGCTGATCCCCGATGGCACCTTTGCCAAGGTGATGATGAAGCTTCGCCCCGGCGGTGCCAACGGTGCCAGTGAAATGGATGCGGGGCTCTTGAAAGCCTCGCCGCACAGCGACGCGAAAATGCTCGACTGTGAATTCACCGTGACCGAAGGGCCCTATGCTCGGCGTAAGTTCTGGCAAAACTTCACCGTGGCGGGCGGAAAGTTGGACGAAAAGGGCCAGTCGAAGGGCTGGAACATCTCGAAAAGCGTCTTCCGGGCAATGATCGACAGCGCCCTTGGGCTAAAACCTGAGGATCTGAGCGAGGCGGCGCGGGCCAAGCGTGTGATCGGTGGGTTGAAACAGCTCGATGGCATCACGTTTGCGGCGCGGATTATGGTCGATGTCTCGGACAACCCGAACTACCGCGACAGCAACAAGATTGCGAACGTTGTGCTGCCGAATGAGCCAGCCTATGCGGCAACTATGCGCGGAGAGGCGGTGGCGCCTGAGCCGGTGAATGCACCACCGCGCAAATCGGCAGCAGCGGTGCCTGCCGCATGGAATGCACAGGCCCCGGCACAGGCTGGCTGGTCCAACGCGCCGCAAGCTCCGGCCACGCAAGCGCAGCCCGGCTCGCCCGCAACCGCGGTAACACCCGGCGGCGCTCCGGCCTGGTTGAACAGCTGAGCCCATGACCTCGGATGAATGGCAGGCGCATGTCCCGCGCGAAGCGGCAAAGGAGATCGGCAAATGGCTCGAGGCCTGCGGAAGACTGGATCGGCCTATCGCAAGCCTCCAACTCACGGACCTCGACGCCATGGCCTCGGTGGCCATCAGCCGCTTCGTCGTTCTGGCGTCGCACAAGATCCGGGAAGACCCGGGGGCGCATCCGGAACTCGAAAACCTGCTGATGGGGTGAGCCGCGTCTGCGCGATTTGCGGCCGGGAAGCCCGAGGCTTCGGCTTCTGCCTGCGCCTCCTGTCGTCGCAGTTTCCATTCTACCAATTCTGTTCGCGCCGGTGCCAGGACATCGGCGCGGACCTCGCCCAGAGGAGCCACGGAATGATTGGAAAAACCGCACGCGAGGCACAGGCCATCCGCGACGCACGCAGGGATTTCGCAGAAGCACTGACAGCACTTGGCCTGATGGCTCCGTTTTTCGACCGCACGGCAGCTGAGATCGACCAGCTCATCGAGGCGGCGGTCACCGGCTACATCGACAGCATGCAAACCCAAGGTGCCCAGCCTGAACGCGATGGCTGCCTGCCTGAAGACCCCATTCCTTTTTAGAGGTGCATCATGATTGACCTGAACCATGGGTCTGGCGCGCAATATGCGCCATCACGACCCACGCCCGACATCACTGCGGCCCTGAGCGCCGCGATCGACATTGGTCTTAGCGCCCGGCAGCAGACTGAGCGTCCGCGCAGCTATGTCAGCTCGTCCGGGTTGGGCCGCGCCTGCCTGCGCCAGATCCAGTATGATTATCTGGCCGTGCCCAAGGACGATGGCCAGAACTTCGCTCCGAAAACGCTCCGCATTTTTGAGGCTGGCCACCGCGGCGAGGATCTGGTGGCCAGCTGGCTGCGGCTTGCAGGGTTCGATTTGCGCACGGAGCGCGACGATGGGCGCCAGTTTGGCTTTACCGCTCTGGGAGGTCGGTTCAAGGGACACATCGATGGCTGCCTCGTCGGCGGGCCGGTCGAGATGGCTTATCCCGCGCTCTGGGAAACAAAAGCCCTTGGGGTCTCGAGCTGGAGGGACACGGTGAAGCGCGGTGTGGCTGTCTCAAAACCCGTCTATGCTGCGCAGATCGCGCTCTATCAGGCCTATCTGGACCTGCCCAATCCTGCGCTCTTTACCGCGATCAATCGTGACACGATGGAAATCTACGCGGAACTGATGCCGTTCGATGCGGCCCTCGCGCAGCAGATGAGTGATCGCGCTGTTGCGGTGGTGCAGGCGTCCGATGCTCAGGAATTGCTCCCCCGAGAGGCGGCCGCGCCCACGTCCGTGGTTTGCAAGGGCGGAATGGCCGCGGGTCATTGGCATCCACCTTGTGCTTGGGCGCAGCGCTGCTGGAGGGCAAAATCATGATCCCGTACGCCTATGAATTCAAAAGGCTCGCGCCGCAATTACGCATGAAGTCCACATACGGCTTCTTTCTGGAGAGTGTAGAGGCCGCCCCGGTCTATTACTTTGCCGATCAGGCTGCGTTCGATAGCGACGACCTCAACGCTTTGAGCCGCCTGATAATGGCCGAGCCTCTAAAGCTGCCACACCCTGCGGTCATCTTCGAGGTGAGGGACCGGGATCCGCAGCGTGCAGCCTTGCTGGTGTATGCCCGTCAGTTTGAGGATCGGGTTGAAGCCGCGCTCTTCTCGCGGGACAGAAAACGTCTGCGCTGGACGGATTGTCTGGCCCATGCTGTGTTTGCCCAGCCCGGTTGGGCCGAGGTCACTGCTCATCCTAAAATCTCGCAAGATCAGGCGCAGATGTACCATGACGCCGTCTCGGGTATGGTCTGGCGTGCGCTCAGCATCTTGGCCTTCGCGGGCGACGACAAGCCACGCAAGGTGATGCAAGGCCTGCGCCGCAAATATGCCAAGGCCGGCGTGCGCGGTTGGACGTGGCACCAAATCACCATTGATGTAGAGCGCGCCCGAGCGAAAAGTTTGGAACTCGGCGGCACCCATGCCAGCCCGCGGTGGCATATCCGCCGCGGTCACTGGCGTCAGCTCGCAGACGGCCGCCGTGTCTTTGTGCGCCAATGCCAGGTCGGCGATCCCGCGCACGGTGGGGTGGTCAAGGATTACATTGTCAAAGGACGCGCCGCATGACCAGCATCACACCCTCCAACAGCCAGGCGGCAGCTATTCGCGCAATCAAGACCTGGTTTGAAACCCGCACGGCAGAGCAACAGGTATTCCGCCTGTTCGGCTATGCCGGGTCAGGAAAATCCACGGTGCTTAAGTTTGCACTCGATGAACTGGGCTTGTCCCCACATCGCAGCGCGCGAGAGGGGTCCTGTGTGCCGGGCGTTGTCACCGCAACATTCACGGGCAAGGCGGCGCTGGTTTTGAGTCGCAAGGGCACGCCTGCGCGCACCATCCACAGCCTGATCTATTCGGTAACCGAGGCCACAGAGGAAGAAGTCGAGGCCGCCGCCAAAAAAGTACGCGAGGCGGAAATCAGCGTCAGATCCCTAACTGGGTTTGATCGCACTGCGGCTGAGGCCGGGATTGAAGCGATGCGCCAGGCGCTGTCAGCGATGAAAAAACCGCGTTTTGCGCTGAACCCGCAAAGCGATGCATCGGATGCGAAGCTGATCGTGCTCGATGAGGTCTCGATGGTGGGTGAGGACATGGCGCGGGATTTGTTAAGCTTCAAAAAGCCTATCCTTGTACTGGGCGATCCGGGCCAGCTGCCGCCGATTAAGGGCGAAGGGGCCTTCACCAATGTCGTCCCGGACATCATGCTGACCGAGATCCATCGACAGGCAGCCGAGAGCGCGATCATTCGCCTGGCCACAATGGCACGCGAGGGCCAGCCGATCGGCTTTGGCAGCTATGATGACCACGTTGCGAAGATGCCCAAGGGTGACATCACGCCGGATCAGGCGCTGCGGGGTGGGCAGCTGATCTGCGGGATGAACGCGACGCGGCTGCAGTTGAACAACGCGATGCGCGCGGCTGCGGGCTTGGCGGGAGGCATCCTGCCGTCAGGTGCTGCTGAAAAAATCATCTGTCTGAAGAACCAGAATGACCTAGGGCTGATCAACGGTATGTTCCTGACACTTGAGGATATCGTGGATGAGGGCAGCCTCTACTTCTCGGCGGTGGTCACAGATGAGGATGGCCGGCGTGTTGGGGCGCCGGACCATAATGGAAAACCCGGCCGTCTGCGCCTCTATAAGGGGCATTTCGAAGATCACATCGGTTTTGATCGCACGCGCCATGACCGCGACTGGAAGGAGAAAAAGCACCTGACAGAGGCGACGTTTGGCTGGGCCATCACCGCACATAAGGCGCAGGGATCGCAATGGCAGAATGTCATCGTCTGGGATGATGGGCTTGGGCGCAGTGATCTTGACCGCCGCCGCTGGCTCTACACGGCGATCACCCGCGCTGAGCGCGGCCTTGTTCTTCTGGCCTGAGGTGTATCCCATGATTGACCTCAATGATGTATTCATCCCTGCCGCCCGTCATGATTTGAGTGCTATCAAGGCGCGGCTGGCGGATACGGCTCGTGATTGGCTGCCATCGCTCTTCCCTGAGGCGCAGCTGACCCACGACAAGCGATCGCTGCGCTGTGCAGATCTCTCCGGTCGCCGGGCACGCGGTGAGGGCTCGTGCATCATCCATCTTGACGGGCCCTACGCGGGTTGGGGCTTCGATTTTGCCACCGGCGAACGTGCGGGGCCGATTGACATGATCTACCACGCCACTGGCATGAGCGACGGGCGGCTTTTTGATGAGGCGGCTCGACTTGCCCATATGGAACGCGAAAAAGCTGCGCGGCCGCGTCCTGTGGCCTCAGTGCGCCCTGATCACAGCCTGGAAATCCGCCGTATTCTTGATGGGTGCGAACCGCTGGGGGGCAGCTTGGCCGAGGCCTATCTGTGCTCACGTGGGCTGAAGGCACCGGATACGCCAGACCTGCGCTACCATCCCGACCTCACGGATTACGACAGCCGCCGTGGCTGGCCGGGGATGGTTGCGATCCCGCGTTTGGCAAATGGTGAAACAGTCGGTGGCATCCATCGCACCTTCCTGCTCGATGATGGCAGTGGCAAGGCGCCGGCAGGAAAGAAGATGTTGGGCATGATCGCCGAGGCGGCGGTGCGGCTGTTTCCGATGCCGGAAGATGGTCATCTTGGCGTCGCTGAGGGCATCGAGACCGCGCTGGCCGCGCAGGCAATTTTTGGCACGCCGGTCTGGGCGGCGCTGTCGGCAGATGGGATGGCACGGTTCAAATGGCCCGAGGGCACACATCGCGTCACCATCTATGCTGATGCGGGTGATGCAGGGCGTCAGGCCGCCGCCACGCTGTCGGACCGGTTGAACATGGCCTATATCCCAAACCGGATCGTGGTCCCGTTGCATGGTGATGATTTCAACGACGATCTGCTGAAAGGGGCC